TCCTCGGCAACGCCGTTCTCTAACAGATATTGGCGAAGCTCTTCTCGTTCTGTGGCTGCCGTTGACTCATCCCGCCATTCGGGAATCACCTCGGGAAGCCGATGGACCTCTTCTGCCAGAACTTGCTGCATTGCTTGCGTTTGATACTGCTGGTTTGCCTGCGCTACCCGCTGTTGTTCCAGTTGTATCGCCTGCATGCGTTCCTGCTTGGCAAACTGACGTTTGTTCCATTCTCGCTCTAAGCGGGTTGCTTCAATTGGGTCTTCGTTATAAAGACGATCAAAATCAGGAGCCTGCTCATCACTACTGTTCAATTGTATTTGCAGTGCGCTAAGGAGTTGCGCATATTGCTGTCGCTCTAGGAGTACGGCATCGCGGTCTTGCTCGAACGATTTACGTTCTTCCGATAATGCCTGCGACTTCTTTGTGTAGTCTGCTTGACGTGAGTACCCATTTTTGAGTTCGTCTAGCTGAACCTCGACTTCTTCTCCGTTAACTTTAACGGTAAAAGCCTCGGCTGCTTGCTCTTCCTCATCTGGGTCGTATTCATCATCATCCAGATCGGCATCATCTTCTTCTGAGTCGAGTTCCTGTTCGGAATCCTCGTCCTCAGCTTCTAACTCAACCTCGCCCTCTATATCGGACTGGTCAACGCCCTCTTCGATCTCTTCTGCCTTATCCTCTTCAGGGGCCAATAAATCTTCGATTGCGTCTCTCGCTTGAAAAAGCCCACTCGTGGGATTTTCCGCATCATATATTTTATCACTCATGTACTAGGTGCTCCTATTTTTTTCGAACGCAATCGAATCGGCTGCCGCACGCATGGTGTTCACAACCTGATCCAATGCCTCCATTTTTGCGTGAAGTCTTTCCCGAGCCTCGGGCTTTCGTTCACGCTGCCACGCTTCAAAAATTTCAAACTTCACCCGACTGCACATCTCTGCAAAGTCAGGGTCATCGAACATTCGCTGGATGTTCTCAAGATACTGGTGCTCCGTTTTGGCCATTGCTCACGCTCGTTAATTGTCTGATTGCTTCCCGGTCCCGCTCAGAACCGGCTCTGATTGCTGCTGTATCAACTTGCGCACCAAAACGCGCTGCTATCTCTGCTGCCCGCAAGGCAATATCAGCCTCGTCTTTATCCCGGCGCCGATCGTCTTCTCGGATCATCTTCTCGCGCTCTAGTTCAAGCTCGGCTTGCTTCTTCTGAATGTCGGCCTGGATGCTTTGCATCTGCACCTGAATCAAAGCCGCGTTAGGATCAGGCGGCGGTTCTTGCTGCTGCTGTTGTGGCTGATACTGAGACGGATCAGTAAAGAATCGATTCACGTCTTTAAAGCCAGCGAGCTCTAACATTTGCGTCATGGTCGCGTAATAGTTCTGCGCATTGACGATGGGGTTATCTGGACCTAGTTGCTGCAACAATTGCTCTTGCTTCTGTGCGATCTGTTGCAACATCATCAATCTTTCTTGGTCGCCACCTTTGCCTAGGCTAACGTTGACGACTACGTCCATGTGCGCGTTCCAAGCATCAGGCGCGATTGGCACAAACTCGTTACGCAGACGAATCATTCTTGGTCGCTCTTGGTGGGTAACGATTAATTTAAGAATGCCTTTGAAGAGTCGCGACATGCCGTTCTCTGCGAACAAACGAGCGATCATTTCGGTGCGCTGCTGTGCAGCCTGGATCGTTTGATTGACCGCCATGAGCGTGCTGCTTTGCAGAGCTTCAGGCGCCAGGCCATCAGCGGCTTTGCTGATCCCGGTGCGGTTCTCCCGCATCTCGTCGAGGTAAGCCATCATCCCAAACGCATCGCCGCCCACGTATGGCAGCGTGAAAGGCACAACCGCACCTGGCTGACGCATGCGAATGATGCCGCCGGCTTCGACGTTCATGACGTCTTCTAAGCTAGCCTGGCCTTCAACAACACCAACCCGCGGATGCGTGCTCATGGCAAGGCTGTCGAGTGACGCTCGCAGTACAGCCGACTTAATGCGCTGTATGTCCATTGTCAGGTCGGCAATGCTTAAACCAAAGAAAGAGTGCGGCTCTGGGTCCGGGCAGAACATTGCAAAGGGAATGTCGTCACAAGGATCGTTTCGCTGAACCTCGTAGGTTGGCCCGGCACAGCAAATCTTTCTCAGCTCACCGATGCCATCTCCGTCCATATCGATTCGCATGTAGGCTTCAACATACAAAACGCGCTTGCGAGTAGGGTCCGAATAATCTCGCGTCTCTTGGCTGCGCTGACGCTCCCGAGCCTCGACATTGAACAGATCAAAGTCTTCTTCCTCTGTCGCGTAATCGATTATGTCATCGTAGTCGTAGCCCATTTCGACGAGCTCGCTAACAGTAGCGTAGCGGCGGTGAGCGACGAGATCCGCGCCAGTGAAGGAGCGAGCGTGGCGACTGACGAGAATCTCTTCGGGAGGCACCGCCGCTACTTTCACTTTACCGTTAGCACGTCGGTGCGTAACGCTGACAGAAAAAAGTTGGACTTGTTGGCCATCGGGCGAATCGAACGTGTCGGTGCTCGCGGTTTCTAGTGATGTGACATCGACGTTAGGATCGCTGTTAAGTGCAGCGAGCGCCTGCTCGTCGAGGCCTGATAATTTGTACGATTGAACTTCTTCGCTCTCATCCCAGTAGTATTTTAAAAAGCCGCTGCCCTTGACGAGTGCGTCTTTAAATACCGAATAAAGAATCTCGATATACGATTGGTCTTGGTCTTGTTGGAGGATGTAGTTTGCGTAATCAGTCGCCTGACTCGCGAGAGCCAAGTCTTCTGGACCTTGCGGCGCATACTCGACGACGTGATCGGACGCCGTAAAGATACGCACAAGCGAAGGCAGCATGGCCTGTACGGTATCCCGTACGTCCATCGTCATTGCAGTTGATCGACCATCCTGCTCATTACCAAAAGGCTCGCCGTTATAGTATTCGGCTGCCTCAGCTCTGCCAGGGCTGATCGTGTTGTCGATAAAATCAACGGCGTCTTCGATCGACTCAGTAACGATTGACTGAATCTCTTCTTCGCTGATCACTTCTTCACTGACAAATTCTTCAGTGGTTTCGCTGCTGTATTCGCTCATATCGGACTCATATCTAGTAATGCTTTAGTAAGCTCTTTTTCTTTCTTGCCCATCTTGTTGTAGCCCTTACTCAGTAAGTCGATAATCTGGCTGCCCTGCGATGCTTCAACAGCAGGCGCTAGCAATCCGCCCAAGGCTTGCATGCCCTGGTCGCTGTATTGCTGACCGAGTTGTGTTCTGGGTTGGTAGTCGAAAAATTGCTCTGTGTTTTGTCTCTCGCGAGCGATGTCTTCTGCGGAGAAGTTAACGCCTGGAACATAACGATCGCCAAGGTATCTCGCGACAGCCCCTGGTGCCGATAGGATTGGTGCAATCATTCCTGATGCAGCATTGGCTGCTGCGTCTGCTATACCAGCGACTTTATCGATGCCGCCTTCAACTTGGCCGGCACCTAATAGGCCGCCTGTTGCGGCAGCGGTAGCTGCGAGAGCTGCGGGATTTGCTGCGCCTCTTTGTTTCTTCGCTTGCTCTTGTTGATACTTGTAAACGCTGTCTGCCCATTGATCATCGAAGACTTCATAAAGTTTCGGGTTCATCACAAGCGACCCGGTCTTCTGCGATTCAGTAAACAGATCGCCAGATTTGTTGGTTCTTTGATCTAAATCAGCAAACGTCTTAGGGAACATAACGCGAGCAGGCACACTCTGATCAAGTCCGCCTATGTAATTACCCGGAATGATTGTGTCGTAAGACTGGTGCGGAGATCCGCTTATAAGACTTGCTCCAGGCTGCGCATCAAACATGCTGAAACCTGAGCTTCCGATCGGTAGGTCAGCTATCTCTGGCTGTAAGATTTCAGAATACACATCTTCTTTAATCGGGAAACCAACGTCACGATGTCGAGCTTTTGACATTTCTTCGACAAACGCAGACCTTAGTTTGCCTGCGCCTTTCTGTGGATAGTCACCTCGACCCATGATTTGATCCATTGCGTCAGGGTGATTCAGGCCAACCCAATTGGGGCGCAATTTTCTAAGCTCATCATCGAACGCTTTCATGTCGCTTTTTTTAATGGGTAACGCAAGAGCTTGCTGCAACATAGTCTCAGCAGGCGGCGTGCTAAAGGTCACCGAATCTCTACCCATTGCATTGAAAATTCCAACTGGCTGCATACCAGTCTCGTCGGCAGCGAGCTGAAAATTGTTTTGCTTTTTCTTTGCTGCATCTTGCATTGATGCCCAGCCAAAACCTTGCGGCTTGTAACGCAAACCAAAGTTGCTACCACCCTCAACGCCTACTGGAGAATCTAAATTTTGACCGCCAATAGTTTCTAATATCTTGCCGGTGACACTTGTATCGCCGGCGACTGGGACACCCACCTTTCCTACCAGGTCAGCAACGTCAAGAATGTTCCGTTCACCAATATCGATCGATTGTGTTTGGTTTTCTACATCCGCTCGCAACTTCTCTCGAAAGCGAAATGCTTTGTTGTCACGCATCGCTTTGTCGTACTTGGTCATTGCTGACTTAACAGCGCTAGGGTTCTCAGCACTTTGCAGCTTCAACATACCAATACGAATAAGGTTGGCCGGCGTTGTAAGAAAGCCAGCTTCAGCATCCTCAGTTTGTGACAGCATTGCTGCTGCGACTGGTATGGTGACGCCGTACTTTTTTGAGATTTCAATTATGTTTGGATTTAAAACAACATAATTAGACGATTGTTTGTCTTTTGACTTGTGCCTAGTCTTAGCGTCGGCATACTTAATACCTTTGACACCAGCCTGCTCTAAAGCTATGGCAGCCTCTTCAGAGCCATCCTCTTCGAGCCACCGCAGCAAGTCGGCGCCGGTAGGATTATCACCTCTAGCGCCAGCTCGATCATAAGCGCCTTCTTCGGCAAACTCCCACCAATCAGTTTTTTGTAACTTCTCTAAAACCGCTTGTGGCTGCTCGTCAAGTAAAGCGTCCCAATCTAAAAGCTCATCAGGTTTTGCTTTGATGTTGACCTCGTACATGCGGCCTTTATTCATTTCTCCGCTGTTCTTAAACGAGCTCAATTCAGATATTTTTTCTTCTTGCAACGCAATCAAGCTATCCCGTCGCGCAGATCCAGTTTCTGGAGTTAGGTCTAGCGATTTAAGTCGATCAATTTCGCTTTTTGCATTTTTTATTGCGACATCAACATCATTGCCAGATTTATCTAACAGGCTTTGCGCCCTTTGTACTCTTGGCTCCGTTAATTTATCTCTATAGTCTCTAGCAACGTTCTCATTCTCAGCAAAGTACAAACCTCGACCATATGCCTGGGCACCTTCTCCGGTGCCTATCGCATCAGTGCTAAAACGATCAAAGTCGTAAGGCGAACCATGAAACGCTCGGATACCTGGCGATAGCAGTCCGGCATTTGCAGCATTAGCTTTTACGCCAGCCTTAGCGGCAGTGGTGAGCAGTCCTGCCATCTACTTCTTTGGCTTCTTTGCAGGCTTGCTTTTTTTCTGGGGGGTCATCAATGCTTCGATGGTTGCGGCAGCATCTCGATGACCCTGGGGGCCGTTCTTATAAGGCTTCATTTGCACCACGCATTTTTTGG